GTGTAACTCGAGCTGCTCGCCTGAAAGGTTCCCGAAAGGGGAACGAAGCAGTCGCAAGAGCCTCATAAAAGGCTCCGGCAGTGCCCATTCAAGCATGGGTAAACCCAGTGAGTCAGAAGCATCGCTTAGATCTAGCGTAGCTAGTTCATCAGTCACGCTTCCGAAACGGGCAGCTTCCATATTGATCTGCGGCTGGGAAGTAATATCGAGTCCAAAGAAGGACACGAGTCTTTCCTCCAACAGGCGGCCGAGCCCAAGCTGATAAAACATATTCAGCGAGGGCTCAATGGCAATCAATCTGGACGTACTGTCATCTTTCGGCACGAAGCTGAACCTACTACCTGGAACTAACGTCGGTTCACCGTAGAGCCTAGCGCGGTTGGATTCCGCGGCGGCCCAAAGGTGCTTTTGATCGTTAGTGACCGCGTTATTATATGCGGCTATTAGTGACTCAGAAGTACATGCAAGCGGGCTGTCGAAGAACTTCGTATAGAAGTCTTCTCCACGCGCGCCCACAGCCACTCCAGGTCCACAGCGTCCGCGATCAAAAAGATCGTTTATGCTGAAGACAAGAGCGTGGCCAGCGGGGTAGAGGAACCGATACAGCAAGTTTTTGAACTCACCGTAGAGCTCCTCGTCCAAGCTAGTATTTGGATGATAAGTCCAGGTTCTACAGCGATCATTAGACCGCAGGAACTTCTCTGAAGCTACGGCGTCTCCCGAAGCGGTCGTTCCACTCGAAGCACGAAGCTTCTTATAGAACGACTTGGCTAAGGAAATGGCCGCGACCTCTTTAGGACTCAGATCCACACACCATCCAATTCCGGGTTTCCACCCGGCAGGAAGGTGCGATCCGAGATCACTGATCAGGTCGGAAAAGAGCAGATCTGACATGGTCATGGTCGGTTCCTCTCCACAGTTGCAAAAGTTCAGCGAGTCATCAGGGCGAGAAAGCCCTGAACAGATTAGCTATCGAAGATAGCTGGTCCGTGTGGAGGCTGAAATAAACCACCACAGACACGGCGACAGAGACGGAAAGAAATTTCCGTCTCCGACTTCTGCGGATACCTCGGGGCGATCTAGACATTAGATCACACCAGAGATAATCGCATCGCCGAGTTCATTGCTCTGCTCCCAAAGGGAGCCAATGAACAAGCTGAGCGCAGCCCGGACACTCTCGGGATCCGCAGTATCGGCACCAGCCGGTACTGAGATTTCCAGCTTGCAAAGCATAACCTGCTTTGGCTGGCCCGACAGGACGTCGACCCCCTTACGGAGGCTGACGACCCACGTGTTCTTCGGAACTGAAGGCAACTGCCCGTTCGCTGATAACGCGGGAAGAGTCCGAAGACTCTTCGGACGCGTTGCCAGCAAGGTGAACGGGTTCGAGGGAGAACTGACCTCAACACCCGTTTGGGTGCCCCCGAGGACCGTAACGGCCCTCGCAACGCCGTTCACGTCCGGAGCCACATCGGCTACGAGCGTGTACGTCGGAGATGTCAGGCCGGTTTCTGGAGCACCGGTAACCGGAGAAGCGGGATTCCACGTCATGTGGAGTACCTCCTGTCCTTTCGGGACAAACGTTGATAAGGGTCTGGGGCTACTACAGAGACGAAGAACTTCAACCAGAGACACAAGCAAATCTCGCGGACTAGATCATCTTGATCCATTCCACGAGGACCATAGATGCCAGCCAAGGGAGTACCGTCCAATGCGAGTTTTACTCGCAAAGCACGATCCCGAGACACGGCAGACATGGACTCGGAGTCTGAATCAAGAGCCAGATCGAGCGAGAGAGCTTGGGCTCCAAGGAGGAAGGATTCTTCCATCGCCTGTAGGAACCCATTAATGCGCTCGTCCTTTTCATGCGGGTAGGGTGCCGGCCCCCCATTAAGGGAGCTAACATACCGCGCCACATGGGCAATGAGTTCATAACGCTCACTGTCGATAGGGAAGAGCACAAAGGCCGAATCAACGTACACTGCGACGAGATCTTTGATCTTAGGCACAGTAGTCTCCTAAGGGAACTTAATCGCCATAGACCCATTTACGATCATTGTTACGTCCAGCGACCAGAGCGGCTATATTTAGCCACTTAAGGCTCCCGAAACCGGGAAGACGAAAGACGAATGTCGGCACCATTGCCGAGTTATATTCGCCTCGAGTCACGATGGATTTGGCAATGACACTTTGTGCGGGCGAAAAGGTTAAACCCTCCAGAATAGGAGGGTCTACGAATGGCTTTCGGGTCTGCCAATAGGCAGAGCTAGAGCCGCTTCGTAAGGTCTGCTGGATACTTTTCTTCACAGTGCGATTGCACCATGCAAGTCGAGTACCCAGTTGAGACCAACCTTCGATTATATCTCCAACGTTGGAGAAATAATCGATCAGGAACGAGTAAGGAATCAACTCCCAAATCGTCGGGGCGAAGTTATCCGGTGAAAAACCGAACAGTTTCGCGTCCATCGAAGCGGAGTTGTGAGCCTCAATCCGCAGAGCTCCCCTGTAAACAGTTAAACAACTGCTCACATAGTCCGACGATACGAACCAGAAGGCGATATTATTATCACCAAACTGGCCGTAAAGAGGATTGGAAGAGACCAAGGAAGTTTCATATGAAGCGGTAATACGCTTCGTGTGAATCCCCTGAGGGCGGCGCCATTGATCGAGTGCTGTGCACCCGTCTTTGACGTCGTTCAGTAAAGGCCTCCAACCAAATTGGACCTCGAGCCATGCGTCTGCCAACTGACTGAGCACGCGAGAGCGTGAAAGGGAATTCTTGAGTCCTAGACGACGGATGTTCGCAAGAACATTCCGTCCCTCGGTAACAAGACCCCTCAGTCCTCTAGCAGGATTCCTGATCATAGCAAGCGTTTCGGCAAGCTCGCCAAGTGCGACGCCGCCCTGGAAGGGCGTCATCGCATCGCGTGACTTGCGTAGAAACTTGCCCATCGCCTCAGCATTGGACTTCGTCTCACTTATACTAGTCACGTCACCAGATGGGATGTCGGCGTTAAGCCGATGATCCCCTATCTCCTCGACAATGTGATACGAAGAAGGAGGATTGCCTCCGGAATAGGAGACAACAAACCTTCCATGGCCAGGTGTGAACCTAGCCGTCACTTTGTTCCCCGACATCGACGTAGTGGCTGACAAGCCACGACGAAGATTGTCCCGCCACCCTTTGACATTTGGTCCAAAGGTGACGGAGTCGGTCCAATTTATATTGTAACCGGCTAGTGTAGTCGACTCGACCGATCCACCGTAAGTTGTACGGCGAATCGTACGAGAACCGATTTCCACAGACCCAGGGGACGAGCGAGTAGACATATTAAGGTGACCTTCTATCTAGGAGTTTAACGAGCGCTGTCGTGGTTACGATTAACCGAAACAGCTGGTGCGGTAGCTTAAGAGGTTCACACCTCCGGGGCTACC